ATCTTCATTGATCATCTTCGCTATGGTATCCTCGAAACTATACTTAGCCTTAACCCGTGTATCCTTCTCACGTTTGAACTCTTCATCTTCTTTACGAAGAGCCTCAGCACGAATAGAATCACGTAGGTCTTGAGTCTTATCTTTCCAATCACTGTTACCCATGCCTGTTTCTTTCATATACTCAAAGACAGTCTCGTCACCTGTGGTTCGCATACGATGTGCAGCTTCCTCACGGATTATTTCCATAGCTTCCGAGCGATCCGCTAAGTTATTAGCGACTAACATTGCATCGAAGTTAGCCACAGCATTAGGAGTACCGTTATCTAAGTCTAGCTGTAAGCCCTGACTGAGCGTCTCACGGAGTTCTGTCTGATCATACTTAACAGTACCAGCACCGTAGCCATCAGCCACAGCCTGTCCTATAGAGGCCTCAAGAGCCTGTTGAGCAGATACCGAACCGATGTTCTTACGCATCTCTTCATACTGGTCAGCTTGTGCCCATGAAGCAAAATGCTCTTCAGCAGTCAGCCTCCGAATAGAACCATCGAACTGTTCTTTAATAGAGTAGTCAGCGTTAGCCATATGCTCATTTAGGGAAGGAGTTAAGACACCTAAGGCATTCTTAGCCTTCAACCCATCGACATAACGTACGTCTTCTTGGTATTCATTTACTTTCTGTTGGACTACTGGAGCTACGCCTTGGAGTGCCGCAGCAATCTGAGCGCCTCTAGGGTTGGCCTCAGGAGACACGAATGTCTGCCCAAGACCGCCTATAGAGTTCTTAAGTGTGGGAGCGCTCACGCCCTCTACTTGTACTCTTTTCTTAGCCATTGTTATTTCCTATTAATTAAGCATTAGGGAAGTCTGTGTGAATATAGTTACCTATAATGTCACCGTCATCCTGATAGCGTTTAGTACCGAAGTCACGACCCGCAGGTAGATTAGTACTGTTTATATATTCCTGTGAAGGTGCAGAACCTGTACCACTGGATGTAGGAGCAGCTTCAAAACCTGCATACATTCCGATGTTGGGAGTGTAAGCGTTGCGAGTAGCGCCCGTGGCGTCGGTTGTTCCAAAATCTGCATCATTAGTAACGTACCCTGCCCTTATCAATGGACTTCCTTCTTTTAGCCTGAAATCACAGTTAGATAACTTGTTAGGATCTACAGCAACAAACATAGGGTCTGAAAAAGCTGTAACATCATCTACTGAAGAAGCCACGTTCGCTGGGTTATTACTAAGAGGGACACTAGGGAAGTTTGAGCTATTTACGTATCCAATAGCAGATCCTGCAATCTTAGTACCATCTAATTCAAACATTCGAGGACTGAAGTGGTTATGTTCTAGTGTCACTGTAGCGGAAGCGTTTTGTACGTCGTATACACCAGCTTCGTTGTAGGTTCCTACACAGTTTGAAAGCTCGATAGTACCAGAAGCATTACTAACTAAGAATGTTAAATGTGCTCCAAACTCGACGCAATGGTTAGCCTTGATAGTACCGCCAGACAATAATGTCATTGCTCTGTGGCCACACCAATAGAATAAGCAGTTCTCTAAGATAGCTGTAGCGCCACTATTAGTTACTTCAATACCATTATAATCAGCGTAAGCTATGGTACAGTTAGTAAATGTCCATGTACTAGCAGGACGACAGTCTATAACAGAAGTATTACCATATAAAAGGTGTATACCGTCAAACGCCCAGTTAGCCATGTTAGTATCGATTAGATTTACACTCTGGCTACCTATGATTTCATAATCAGCTGGACTACCTGAATCAATCCGAACGTAAACTGTGTCAAAACCTAAGGAGTCATTATCGCCCCACCCATACTGCTTGTCATAAGGCATAGAGCCTATAAAACCTTTGGGTGGTTTTCCTGAGGAGGCGTAAGTAGCAGCAGTCATTGCTCGCTGTCTGTCCTTCTCGCAGGAAGAGTTCCAATAATATCCGTCTACAGTAGCAGAGTTAACGATACTAAGTGCTGGATCTGAACCGTTAGCTAGAGTAAGATAGTACTCATTAGTGCCATTGTTGCTTGCATTCCATGTATAAATAGAATCATTAAAATTAATCCCACCTATTAATCTACCTTGTGCTTTTCCAACCCACTGAGTAACAGTAATAGGGTCAGCAGCATCAAGAGACTGTCTGATAGGAAGTCCTCCAGCCCATCCAGACTGTGTAGGCACTAAGTATGAATCACCAGCGATGTAAATAGTACTGCCTACGTTAACTGAAACAGCGCTCACTGGTATATCATAAAAAGACAAGTAAGGCAGTGCCTCAGATCCGTTAGGTGTGCCAACTGCGGTTGAGTTAGCGTCTACATAAATAATAGCCATTTTTATTTCCTATTTCTTAAAACCAAACCCACTGGACTTGGTATATGTTGTACCAGATGCCACCGCACCGCCTATTTGTAGAGCAGTACCGGACTTAGATGGCTTAGCTACTGAGTTAATCCTGCTTTGTGCAGTACGAGCGTTGCCTTCTATTTGACGTTTGGCGCTTATTTGATCTATTTGGAAGTTCCTAGAGGTCATTGTATTACCTCGTAGGACTCCTGCATTGAGTTCATTCATGAGAGCATCCACAGAGTTACCGGACACGCCTGACTCTCCTGCGGAGACTAGAGCAGTAGCTGCCTTTTGACGACCTTCAAGACTTCTATTAATCTTCTCTTCAGCTTGAGCTTGATCTTTTAAAGCCAACTCTTCGTTGACTGCTGAATCGTCTAACTGGTTAGCAGCAAGGGCAGCGGCGGCATTCGCTTCAAAAGCCTCGGCTTGAGCGTTATGTACTGCTACTGCACCTAACACGTTCGCGCCTATGGCGATAGCTGGGTGACACATTATCTTATCCTCGTAAATTCGTAAAAGGGTTGTTTACCCACACCATAATCTTCTATGAGCTGAATGAAGGTAAAGCCTAGGTTGCTTAACCATATCTTCGACACTTCATTACCTACATGAACGTAGTTAACAAGTATGGGGTATTCTTCGTTCTTAGCTTGTACCCATTCTATAGACCTTGGTATGAACTCTCTAGCTATCTCAGGTATTCTATCTGTACCTAATAACCAAGGGGAGCCGATCATATCGTCTAGTGGGTGGACGCCGAACATACCTATAGGCTGTCCGTCATCATGAATTATTGTATTACACTCTTTACACTCAAGACACGAGAGGAGAGCCTCTAGTGGCTCCACTCCGTGACTGAACATTATTTCTGCCTTGTCCTGCTCCCGCATAAGGGGAGCTAAGACGTAGCAATCTTCTTTTTTACTTTCTCTATAAGTAGCCATTTATATCCTTTGTGATCTAACTGTTACAAAGCCTTCTACCTCCACGCTTGTAAAGTTGCATGGAAGAGGGCTGGTGCTTGAAAGAGTCACATCCACTTCAGACGCCTGAGAACCTATACCAACTTTATAGGTACCATTAGGCACCACATTGGCTGTTCCAAGGACAAAGGAGCTAGAACCTAGTAAGTTACCAGTAAAGGTTGAGACGACTGGGTCTCTTCCTACGGCTTCTACGGTCACGTCAAACGTACTTGTGTCCGAATATACTATGTTAAAGTTCCTCAACTGATAGCGAGCGATAGTGACTGGCTTATTAGTATCGGGTCTAAATATCTGTTCTGAGAACTTGTAGGAGAATGTATAGGGCACTCCAGCGTACACAGGGTACGTAGTAGGGCTTGTTACAATCTTACCTGCAGTCGTCACATACTGGATGTCAGCGTCAGTATAAGGTACTGTATCAGATACAGACTCCAACTTAACACGTCTATCAAGTAAAACAGGGTGGGACGAGGCAGTAACGGATACAGCTTCATCCTCTGATAAGTTGATATTTTCTACATGACTTTCATCACCGTAACCAAGAATAACTTTAAAGTCAGTGCCATTAAAGAACATGTGAGATACATCACCTTGCATAACCCACTTAGACCATGCAGACTGTACTCGTTGCCCATCTGAAATATACCAGCGGTACACGAAGATAGCTTTAGGATCTGCGTCAGTAGTGATTGCTAAGGTGTCTTCATTACTTGACACGACCATATCTGTGATACTGCCTTGTATGTATGTTGGGATATTCCCTGTTATATCCTCAGCCGTGTTACGCTCCGTATCTGACGATACAAAGTATTCACTAATACCAAGAGACACTCCCTTGTCCCTAGGGATGTATACAGAAGTTCCTGAAGATACGGGAGGTACTGATAAATCAAATTCGTAAGTAGTCGAAAGACTTACCGCTACTTCTGTAGGAGTCAGTAAAGACCCTGAACTAAGATTAAACTGTGCTCCGTCAGATAATAGTAATAACTGCTCTGAGAAGGGGATAGCTTTCTTAAGTACTGATACGATATCACTACTAACGGCAACATCTATCACATCCGAATCTAATAAAGAACGTACTGTTACCCTAAAGAAGTTAAAGAAACTTGACGCTTCTGAAAAGATAACATTCTCGTCGCTTAAAAAACCTAAGCGGTTCCTGTAAAAGAATACATCATTAATTGTACCACCGACAAAACTTGGGAAAGGGTTAGTGTCATCATCACCTGCTTTCCGAGAAGACCAAGAATCATTACCATCTGAGTCCTTAGGAACGCCAAACGTAAAGCTTAAATCTCCATTTTGTTTAAGGGTGTGGGGCAGTGTAGCTGAATCAAAAGAGTGGTAAACAGGATTATTTGGTCTTGAAGGAGCTGGACACTCTTTCCAAGAACCTGCTGTATTAGTGCCATCATACCGAACGTAAAAGTTATCTTCTTTCTTTTGGTTATCTCCTATAACAGCTATGGTAAAGTTTTCCTGACAGTATTTAGGAAGGGTAGTAAAAGTAGCTACTGTATCTTTATGAGTAAATAAGCTATTACCACCATCTTCGTCTGTTGCTTCTATAATAAAATCTGTCGTACTGTTAGAGAACGTAAAGAAAGGAAGTCCATTATCAGCATATCGTGTGAAGCCTGCAGGTACTGACATACGTACAGCACTGGCGGCAAAACTGGACTCGTTAGTTAAGCCACACATAGTAGTCATTATATTACCTGTTCTTAAGGTATCTACTTGATTAGGGTCGTCTCCATCTTTAGTTTCCCAGTAACCTGTCTCTAACTGAACGCCGCTAGTATCTAGTAATTTAGCTCTATAAACCTTACCGTAGTTAGATTTCTTTAAATAAAACATACCTTCATGAGGTCTTACATTATCAGGAGATGTTTCATCACGTTCGACAACCTTTAGTTTATTAACTAAGAAGGTTGAGTCCGAGACGGATGTAGATGCGATGTCATTAGCAGTAGCCCCGCTTAAGTAGGATACGTCATCAGTGTTAGCGCTAATGAGAGACCCGTTAGAATCCCAACTACCTACTCCATTCTCGTAACGGAGGTTGCCTGTAATATCATAAACCCGCATCTTCTCGGATGTCGGGTCATACATAACAGTGTATTGCTCTTCATTACTTCTTTTGTAAGAGTGGATGTAAGATCTATTGACCTCCGTAGATGACACTGCATCTCCGGTAGGGGTACCCTTACGAAGGGTGTTTATATATTCTGAAGGTGGTCGCTTTCTAAGCCCAGTAACAACGTCCGATAGACCATTGATTTGCTCTTCAGCCTGTGAATCTAGGCGAAGCGAAGGGGGCTGTTGCGACACCCCATTAATTAGGTTCGGGATGTTCTTACTTATTAAGCTCATTAGAATACCTTTGAATTAATACTCCGGTTAAGTACACGGTACGTGCTACTGTCATCGAAGATGTTATAGTCATTTACGTCTGACTCAGAATGAAGAAGGTCTAGCCATGCTGTACTTTCGTCATCTTCAGAGAAACGAGAAAGAGTTTCACTACCAACTACACGCTCTTGGAAGATACGTGCAGCACGAATAGAGACGAAGCGTCTCGCTGATTCAGGTAGCTCATCGAAGTCAAGGATGATAATCATATCAACTTTAACTGTCTCGTTAATAGCGTAAGTGTGATTGATCTTGTCATACAGCTTTGTACCACGCTGGACATAATCAAAGTTTGCATTTCTATATTTGCTCTCAGACTTGGCTAAGTCTACACGAAGGCAGTTAGCTGGGAGGTTTAAGATCCCGTCTGAGTCAGGAGATAGAGTATAATCTACCTCTTCGTTAAAACTCCACCCTGCGGTTTGTACGCTACGAGTGACGTTACTTAGAATAGTTTCCGCTGTCTCGGCATCTAGTAAGCCTGAGCTGAGCGAGTTGACGGCAGCCTCTCCGATTGTTGAGAGCATTACATTGACTGCTTCGAGCTTAGTTGTTAAATTCATTTCATGCTCCAAAAGTTAAAACCAAAAAAAAGCCCCACCGCCCTCGATGTTTTGAGAGAAGTGGGGCTATTGTGTTACTTACTAATTAAGCAGTAACAAGTTTGATAGCGCAAGCAGGACGTAATACATTGTGACCCATTGCGTATTTAGCAACCATCAAAGTACCTTGACGATCGATTTGGTACTCAGACTCAACGCCAAGATCTAACAACTTAACAGTGGCAGCAGCGTCTTGAGTGAAGATCAAACCTTCAACGTCAGAGAAGTCACCAGTGTAAGAACCGTAGCCAGAAGCAGCGGTAGGAGTTAAAGAGCTAGTCTCGTCAGTTGTAGGAACGTGGTTAGACATAAGGATGCGAACACCACCGATTACAGGAGCGGCACCAGAAGTCATACTACCAGATCCGCCAACGTCACGGTTCATGTATGCAAGTTGGTTAACGTCTTGTGAACCAAATAACTTGTAGTAAGAAGCAGGTGGAAGTACACATACTTTCTCGCCAGTTACGTCTTTGCTGTCAAACTCTTCTAAAGAAGCGTAGATAGCGTTAGCGATGTCAGTACCAGTAGAAGCAACACCGTTAGTGCCAACAGCAACGTTTGAAGTGAAGACTTCATCGTTTAAACGCTGTGCAGCAGGAAGGTCAGAAGAGCTAGTCATGCCAGCAGCAGTAGCAACAATCTTTAAGATGTTACGATCAGCAGCGTTAGCAAGAGCGTGACCCATTTCTTTAGAATAGATGCTGCGAACGTCGTAGTGGTTCATAGCTTCGTCGATGTTAGAGATGAAAGATTTGCTGATTAGCAAGTCATCAACAGTAACGATACGCTCAGCGTGGTTCATTGCATCAGCTTCGATCAATTGGCCGGGAACGTGGTACTCAGCAGAAGCAACGCCAGTCATTGGGAATGAAGCGCTTTTACCGTTGCTGATAGTACGAACTCGGTGAAGACCCATAGCGATGTTCTTCTCTTCGAAAGCAGTAAGAACTTCACCAGCGAATAATTTCAAGAACAACGCACGAACGTCGCCTGAAGCGTTTTGTTGGCCTAAACGTGAAACAGTTTGGTCAGTTGGGAATGCCATAATAATATACCTTTTAAATTTAAGTTAAGTTAAGTGTTTTACTAATTGGTTTTGTTCTATCAGCGCTAACACTTCCTTTCCCTAAGATTATCCCACCGCAGCGGGGTCAAAGATAGTTAGTAGTATTGTTGTCTTTTAGATACAAAAAACCCAACCCCTCGTGAGAGGGGAGGGAAAAGAGACTATAAGATATTGCTGCGAGATAGCTTCTCAGCTACTTGCTGCCGGTAGCCCGCATCAGTTTGATAACGAGGGTCACGCATAGCGCTTGACATCTCTGCCACGCTACTGAACGCACCACCCGCTGACTCTTGACTAGCATCACCTTGGAGGAGTTGAGGTGAGCTTCCTTCAGCGGCTTGATATCTTGATTGCAAACCAGCTACTGCAAGTTTCACCATATCTAGGTCTCTTGAGTCTACAGCTTTATCGAAGGCGGCGGCCTCACTTTGAGTAAGGTTATCACCAGCCCAGTTAATAAGCTCGCTGTAGCTCTCTTGCCCACCAGCTACATCGTAGACGGCGGTTTCATAGTCGTTCAAAAGAGCTTCTTGCCCTCTGATCCAACTATCTACGAGGGTCTTAGGAAGTCCAGCGGCTTCTAGTTCAGCCAGTGATTCTTCGCTAATCCCACCCTCGGAATCGTACTCCGATTGAAATCTATCGAACTCTAAGCCTTTGGACTCTAATAGCTCACTGACTTCATTCGGTGTAGACTCTGCTGAAGGGGCGCTCTCCGTTTCGGCTGCGTCCGATTCTTCAACAGATTCATCTTGTACTGGAGCTTCTTCACCAGAAGACATCTTCTTCTCTAGGTGGTTGTAAGCCTCAGCCATTTGCTCTACGGAAGCAAATTTCTCAGGTAACCAATCTGGTCGTTCCTGTAAGCCCGCTTCCATCTGATCTACTTTTTCAAGCATTGCTTGATCATGTTCACTTGCACCTGCCGCTACCTCTTCTTGGGTAGCTTCGACAGATCCTGTATTGATTGTATCAGTCATATAGTCTCACCTTGTATTATTCAGGTTGTTGTCCACCAGTATAGTCCATAACACCCTTCGCTATGGCAGGAGTTGCGCCTTTAGCCATATCCACCATCTGCTGTTGTTGCATCATAGCTTCTTGCTCTTGCTGAGCGGCCTGTTGCTCTTGAGCTAATTGATCTTCAGACTTAATTAAGCCCTGTGTATCAATACCCAAAGAAGCACCTAAGCGATCAATGTAGTCAGCTACGTTTAAGTATTGCTGTATAGCTTCTGCACCGAGGGGTTGTAGATATTCCAGTAAAGACGAAAGTTTAGATAGATCCTGCCCTCGCCCTAACGCTTCTAATCCAGTCACGATCTGTGGCTTGATTGCATCGTCAGGGAACTTGGGCATCTTGCCTTCCTTCTGCATCAGGTGGAGCAGAATGTTAACAAGCGGTAGCTGGAACTCTTGTGAAAGAGTACTGTATATTCCACCTAGTGCTGTCTCTAGCTCTTGCGCCATGTAGCGAATCTCTTCCGCAGTAACACGTTCAGCGTTACGGGTGATAGAGCTGTTGAGTAGAAACGCAGCAGATAGACGCTCAGTGATTTGGCCGATCGTCTCCTGAGCTACCCTGAAGTCGTTAAACTTTTCAAGTTGTAAAGTAGATACATCATTAGCATCACCCGTTACGATCGCACCGTTAGGTGAGTTAGCTAAGACGCTTGCTCTGGTTGTACCGTTAGGACGTACCATGAACAACACCTTAGCCGCCGCAGCGGAACCTTCGACAATAGCCGAGGTTAGTGATTCAAGAGACTTAATGTCTCCGATGTATTCTTCAACAAAGCCTCGACCATAGTTCTCACCATCTACTGAGATGAAGCGTAATGCCATCCAAGGAGATCGTGCGATAGGGTACGAGCCTTCTGATTTAGGAATTGTTATACCTTTCACTTCTTGGTGAACCATCATCTTCTTGCCTTCACGACGGACGCAAGTGTAGAGGTCAACTTCAGTTTCAGGTGTAACATTGTTGTAGTCTGGTTGATCCATGAGAGTCTTACGAACGGCATCAGGAAGAGCTTCAAAAGAAACTTCTTCTTTAACAATGACTTTCAAAAGGTTGCCCATGGTGTCACGCTTACAGACGTAACGATCAAGACGATATACTTTCATACCGCCGTCTTTAGGTAAGTAGGTAAGGACGTTACCAGCTACGATTAATTGTTTTATTGCTTCATGCGCGGGGACACGCACAGCTTTCGCTTCGATTAACTGAGCCGCAGAACGCTCGATACGAGCTAAGGCTTCTTCAGCCTGTCCACGGGCATCATCGCCAGCAAGTTCTTGCAGGTCAAAGTCATCAATCGTCAGACGAAAGAACGGAGCGTTAGGAGGTAGCAATGTCATTAACAGTTTAGATGCTAAGTTGTTAACACCACGAGCCGCTACAGAACTGTAAGGCTGGTCATACACCGTAGACGATGAGTGACCTTGTGGTGGCATTAGCATAGGTATAGTTAATGAGGCTGCATCCCTAGCTCGGCTGAGGTATACATCACGATCTCTCGCCATGTCCTCATACTGCTTTGCAGCAGATTGGTCGCCAGTTGGATAGTTCATTTGATTAGCCTACGTTAGGTTTAGAAGGAGAGTTGCTAGATGTAGATCCTATTTGTAAACCACTAGCGCCTCGTCGTAGTTGTTTCTTACCACGTCTCTTCTTCTTCTGCTGTTCAGCATTACTGTCTACAGCATTATCAATTTCTTCAGGGGCAGCCTCGGGCGCAGGAGGAGCAGCAATCGGCTTAGGCATTTTAGGAGCTTCTGGAGTTTTTAAACACATAATTTATTCCTCTAAGTTTTCGTTAAATAAACCCTCTAGCTTCTGGATCACGCTTTGCTGACCCTGTAGATAAGCTATATCATCTGGGGTTGTTCCACGATCGAGGGGTAGTTTGTCTGGGAAAAGGGACTTTAGGTGTTCTAAAGCATCCTTATCTATATTGAATCTTTTGTTTAATACGTTCATAGTTTATATCCAATAACGGTGTGGGATAATAACCTTATATATCAAGGAGTTAAAAGGGGGTTTTTAGCCCCCAGATTAGCTAGTTTCTCCGGCTTTCTCAAGCTCCTTCTGAAGGTTAGCTAAAGCCCTCCAAGCGACCTTCGCAGAGTGCCTAATACCGTCAGTATCGACTGTACCAGCCTCGATTAAGTGCCTCGTGAGAGCGTCTAACTCGTCTCCAGACTTCGAACGATCCCAGAATAAGGGCTTATTAGGGTTATGCTGATCGTTTCCTATTCGAGAACAGATCGCAACTTCCCTTAGAGCGTCTGGGAAATAGTTAAGAACCCCTGACCAGACAGGGATACCCTTACGCCTAGCCGCCTCATCCTGCTTAGGGGTTTCCACAGAAGTCTTAGGTGTCTTAGCCGCCTTCCAAGCAGCGTCCCATTGGTCATCTTCATCTGTCTGATTAGCGTTACTATATTTCGTCGCTAGACCGTCGAGATAGGTGGTTAAATCTTCACCCCGAGCAGCTAAGTCCCACTCGAGTTTGGTAGCATCATCTATTGAAGCCATAACTTTACTTCTCCTGTTTCAAAGTTGTATTCACCGTCCCGTAGGATACGAGCCAGTCTAGCATTTTCCAAGGCGACTTCTTCGCCAAGTCCTTGTTTTTTATAGGTAGCTACTACAGCTTCCCAAGTACAATCAGCCTGTAGAATGGCATCTGCCTTCTTCTGACCAACTGTAGGACAGCCTTTATAGCCATCTGTAGTATCGCCCATAAGAGTCTGTAAGAAGAACCAATAGTCAGCCGTTTCCTCATCGATAGTGATGATCTCACCGTCCATTAAGTGACGTGCTGGAATCGTTTTAAGATCCTTATCAGCAGACCAGATCACGTACTTGTCGAGGTCTGAACTACCTAAGATACCGAGCAAATCATCTGCTTCGATACCGTCAGTCATCTGACCTTCCCACTGATCCATGAGATAGCCCCGAGCATACCCAAGCAACATTGGCTTACGCACCTCTTTACGATTCATCTTATAGTATGGGGCTACCTCAGTCCGGTAGTTCTTCTTACCAGAGACACAAGTGATGATCTCACTGCATCCTGACTCTTCTAAAAGTTTAAGTATTTGTTGATCGCATGAAGCCGCTACGTCCTGCTCATATGCGTGTAGAGTCCATAGACCGTCACCCCAGTTCACTGGAGCTTCAGCTATAGTTGCTGCCTTGTAGGCAATGATGTCGCCATCAACCAAAAGTGTAGTCATAATTAGTTCCTATGATTCATTAAACGTAAGCCCCGTGTCTTCGCATCAAAGATGATGAACTGGACACCCATAGCTTTCTGCTCATCTGTACGTTTAGAAGGACGACCCATCTTCACATCAAAGAGGTAAACCTTACCTTCTTTCATGGCGATGAGATCGACCATACCCGTACACCCTGCATTCTTAAAGACTTGAAAACCCTCATCCCATAACCACGTGATAGCGTAGTGCTCTGCTATATCACCCTTTAGGTTAGGATCAGTGCGTCTCAGCCCAACTGGTTCCAATCTGGAACTCGCTGTCAAGGGGGCATCTAAACTTATAATGTGCTTCTGTTTCTTTAATTGCTTGTTTTGTGAACTCACCAATAATATCCTCAAGCCCGTCTCGGACTATAATCTGTACCTCATCGTGAACGAATGCAACGATCGCAACGTCCTCCTCGGTGTAACCAGCTTCTCTGATCTTGGTCTCAATGCCTATGTACCAGTGCTTACATATTAACGCACCGGCAGACTGGAGGAGAGTGTTAAGAGCAGCGTGAGCGTGTCGGATAGGAGTGATCCTACCGTCTAAACCCATAATACTGCCTTTCTCTGCCTTCAGCTTTACAGCATCTGAGAGATACTTAAGAGCGGGTGTCTTGGCTAAGAAGCGTTGTTTGATACGACCGCCTTCTTTACCATCCTTACCAATGATCGAACCAATCTTCTCATTACCGCCACCGTAAAGGTAAGCATAAATAAATGTCTTGGCTGTGTTACGATCAGGAAGTCCAGCCGCTAATTGATTAGCAGTGTGGATATCACCTTCTAAGATTTCTCGTCCATATGCCCCGTCATCGTACCGAGACATATAGTGTGCCAAACACCGAAGCTCTAAGCCTGACGCATCAGCGCCGAGTAGCTTGTAACCTTCAGGTGCACAGAACAGCTCACGACATTCGTGACCGTAGACAGCGTTAGTGGAGGGTATCTGAGCACAGTTCGGAGCAGAGTGTGTACACCGTGAGGTAACAGCACCCATATGATTCACTCGTCCATGTATCCGGCCTTCCTTCTCTAGCTTAAGCCATGCTTGACTACCATTACCGAGCTGTCCTAGCCTCTTATTGAGCATCTGATACTCACATAGTAGTTTAGCTTCTGGCATATCTATTTCAGATAAGACCTTCTCATCTACCTTAGGATCACCTTTCTCCGTAAAGACTTCAGGCTTCCACCCACGCTTCATCAGTCTGTCAGCGATCTGCTGTCGACTTGCTGGGTTAAATGGTACAGTTTTGGTTTTGGTTTTCATCTCTATAATGGTTGGCTCCATAGTCTCTAGCAACTCTGCTGTGATCTCTTCCTTACGAGCGGAAAGTGTGCTGTATAACTTCTGAGCCTTTTCTACAGAGAACGGGAAGCCAATGCGTTCCTGCTGAAGTAGTAACCTGTGCATTGTGTGCTCCATTTCCATAGCTTCTTGAGAGAATTGTTTAGCTATGATCCGCTGGTATAGGCGGTAGTTTAACTGCACATCTTGTTCACAGTACTCCAACATCTCAGGAGAGTATTCATCCCAAGCGTTCTCTTGCTTACCGTAGTCACCCTTGTGGAACTTAAGGCGTTGACCCCAAGCGTCTAAGGAATGACTACCATACATTGTTGTTTTAACGAGCTTCTTACGTGAATCCAGCTCCCGAAGGTTTGACCAGATAAGTCGTGAAGCAACTAAGGTGTCGAACACTTCACCTTCATGTTTAAGTCCTAAGACTTTCTCTACGACTGGTATATCGTATCCCTTGATGTTGTGTCCTGCCAGCGTCTGTTTGCTGATCTCCTTGAAAAGTTTTGCCACTTCTTCGTGGCCAACTGCTTTATGTACCAGTTGTGTGTCTGTATCAATAGCTACAAGACAGTGGATCTTAGTGGCCTCTGGTAGTAAGCCATCTGTTTCTACATCGAATATATACATCTGCTACCCTCTCGCTGGAGTGGTTAATCGGATAATCCATTAAAGTATCTCCTCCATAGATAGCCTCGAACGAAGCTGACTACAGTAAAGATGACGGTGATCCATATGGATGAATCAACGCTCAGGACACCTGAATGGATTAAGTTTTTAACTACATATTCCCACACTAAGACAGAGATTAAAAAGCCACTGCCTACGTTTAGGGTTTGTTCTAAAAATGAATGGTATTTTGATTGCATCTCCATACCCCTCCTTTGGTTTAATGAACCGAGTCTGGATCAAAACCGTCTGACCTAAATATTTCATAGGCTCTTTGGAACTCTTGCATTGACGGTATCTCCATCATGCGACCCTCTTCGATTAACTTCTCTTGAAGGTCTACGAAAGCTTCTAACAACATTGCATCTTCTAAAGTGTACATCTTAAAACTCCTCATCGAATGGTATATCTTCTTCATCAAACACTTCGTTCATTCGACCTGTGTCTGTGTCATAAGAAAGCTTACAGCATACTCCGGTAACGCCTGACCATCTGTTCTTAAGAACTCTGACAGTTGTTACGTGAGCATTCTTCTCGGCTTGTTGGTTACGTTCTAAGCCTATAACCATATCACTTAATTGCGCGATGGCGGCCGAACCCCTGAGTTGTGCTAGTGATGTCTTAGCGCCTTCCTCGTGTCCTTTCTCACCATTAGGACGCTTAAGATGTGAAACCAAGATCATACCGATGTCCAGCTCTTCGACGAGAGATCTAAGCTTGGTCATTAAGTTATCAATGATCCTACGCTCGTCTCCGTCATCAATACCGGATACAACAATACTTACGTGGTCTAGGACTATGTAATCACAGTTACAGCCTCGGGCTAAGTACCTGATCTTACCCAGTAGGTTATCGGATTCTGTAGAACCCCAGTGATCATACATGAACACCCTGCCAGTGCCTAAAGTTGCATCGAATGCTTCTCTTAGCTGATCTTGAGGTGTCTCTGTAAGATGCACAGGGCGGTTAAGGTGTAAGGACATAAGACCTTGAGCAGTACGTTTAGCTGACTCTTCCAGAGCCACATAGCCTATGGTACTACCTTCATTCAGGATCTTATAAGCGAACTCACGGGTCAGTTGACTCTTGCCTAAGCCTGAGCCAGCCGTGACCGTAACGATCTCTCCTTTGCGGCATCCGTCTGTCATCGCATTCAGTCCATCGAATGGGTATGGCACAGACTCAACCTCCTCAACAGTCGACACGGTTTCCCATAGATCAGCACCATTAATGATGCCATCAGGGCGGTAGGATTTAGCTCCCCACATCGCATCGACCAACTCTTTCGAGCGGCCTTGCTGGAGCATATCGCTGGCGTCTTTGAGAGGAAGACGGGCGATCTTGGCTTTATTGGGGGAGAGGAGTGAAGCACATTCTATAGCTGCTTGTTGTCCTACCTCATCGTTGTCGAACATGAATATAACACTATCGAATGACTCGAGGTACTCGACAGCTTTAGCAATCTCACGTTTAGCACCAGCGGCTCCGGTCTTAACGGAAACTACTGGCCACTTGTTGCCCATGGCCTGAGACAAAGAGAGAGCATCAAGCTCCCCCTCTGTAACAGTAACCATCTTACCACCATCCCGCCACAGCCATTGACCGTAGAGGGTGGCTTCTTTCATGTTACCTTTAACAAAGAACTCCTTGTTAGGTAATCTTATTTTCTGAGCGACAGTCTGGCCTTGATTGTTTTTGTGGTTAGCCACTTGAGCAATCGAACCATTGAACTCTCCAACTCTATAATCCCATAACTTTGTTGTTTCTTCTGTCAACTTACGCTTTGCTAGTGCTTGTACTTCCCCTCGAAGGAAGTCAGTATCAGTCTTAGTGATTGTTTTCACTGGTGTTTCCTCCTTAAGTCCGTGGTTGTGTGTGTTACACGAAAAGCAAAACGTGTGTCCGTCTGTGTAGATCCCGCAGGCATCAGACGATCCACAGTTATCGCAGGGTATATGTTGTATGAATTCACTCTCGCTTTTTTCCATTTAATAAACCTCGTCTATGATTAACCATTCATCAGGGACATGACCTTCTGCCCATATGAATCCGTTGCGTTCTGCCCATTCCGAACAAGTCATCTTGGTTCCATCTTTCCGAACCTTAGCGCCTTGTACGGTACTGGAAGCACGTTGAAATAAGAACCTAATGTCCAGATCAGGATGTTGTTCTTTCACACTCTTCATCTTACGTTGAGCGTCCTGCCTGAAATAGCCCTTTACCTCGACGTAAATATCCCCGATCAAGAGATCAGGGATGTAGTTACGTTCGACTGTGTAGGGTAACTTACATGGCTCATAACTGTAGTTAATGCCACGCTTGTCTAGGTTCGCTTGCACTCTATCTTCAAGTGTAGACCTAGAAGTCGCCATCGGTAAATACCTCAGCTTCTGGAGCAGATGGAGTAGCAGAGGCAGTGAAGCCGTCTTCTTCATCGAACACAGAAGTAGCTGGGCTACCATATTCAACTAGATCAATAACTTGTACAGCTTTTAAGCGTAAAGATACACCAACCTTCTTAGTACCTGCTACCATGTAAGGCATAGGTTCGAAGGCAACCTTAACGTCAGAGCCATTGCCGATAGCAATCTCTTGAGTCATAGGTGTACGCTTGGCGTCAACGACAGCAACTTTCTGCTCGAAGGTTCGACCATCACGGGTGTTAACTTTAGCTTTTAACTTGAATTTGAACTCGATCTCGCCGGTAGCATCGCCAGTTTCACGATCATATACAGGTGAGTAAGGAGCCTGAATGGACAATTGATTCTTAAGTGCAGGTTTTTTCTCCACTTCTTCATCGAATTTAGCGGAGCAGAGTGTGTCAAGGTACTCACACATATCTGCCGCATCCACTTCTGGTAAAGTTAAGCTGATTGAATAGATGCCGTTAGCATCGAACTTTGTATCAGGCTCGAACAGTTTTGCCCAGAGTGCTTGTCCACGCATTACTTTTTGAGATTTAGCCATAATAATATTTCCTATTTAGTTTTAAGTTTGGTTTGAAAGTAAATCCAATAACGGTGTGGGATATTCACGCGAAAAAGTATTCACTGATTAACACCTTTGAAAGATCTAAAGATCCTTTAGTAGGTGGAGGTGGTACATCAACATCATCTGGTAAGTCTGACACAGCGTTCGTGTAGAGATTACCTAGTATGTCGTTGTTCTGGTAGAGATCGATAAACGCTTCTCTTAAGTTACGGTTAAGTACATCCATGTTAGGGCTATGTGTTCCAAAAGAATCATGGATCATAGCGAAGTCTTCTATGCCGTCTGATACACAGCGGTTAACTGTCATCGTTAAAGCACACGCATCCATGCTATGCACCAAGTTAGGGCTGCTGGACGTGCGATACTTAGACTTATCAACTAAGGCTGTGTCTTCATCAACTCGTAAGGAGACCCGCTTACTATCTAAGTGGGTTTCTATACGTTTAGACTTCTTCTTAAAGTACCTTAACTGTACGTTGTAACCTGTAGGTGTTACCCAACTCATGATGGTGTTATGCGTGCCATACAAGACAGCTATCTGAGTAATGTAGTTCATCACCTCTCTAGCGCCTGTTATGACGTTGTTAATTGCATCCCATATATGGTTGTTACAAAGACTAGCAGCTTCGTTAGCCCTATCTGAACCCCAAGGTAAGTTACCTTTACACTTCTTAAGTAACGCATCCTTAATGTTCTCCCGACACGTTGACTTAGTACCGCTATAAGGAACGATCATCACGGGCTTCTTAGCTATAGCACGACACACACCGACCTCTAAGAGCATCACAGCCAGCTCGTTACCTGCATGAGCTTCAGCCTGTAACGTGACCGTA